AGAGGGCGCCGGGTGGAGGGGCGGTCGGGGGCGCAAGATTGTTACGTCCCCCCCCCCTTTCGGCGCAACATTATTACGCCTCGGCGCACGATTGTTGCGTGTGTCAGCCGTTTCACGCAACATTATTACGCGCCGCGACCCCTTGGCCAGCCCATACCCCTCTCTGCCGCCTGCTTGACGCTGTCGTGGCAGCCCTTGCAGACGCATTGAAGGTTGGCTTCATCCCAGAACAGGCGAGCATTGCCTCGATGTGGAGCCTTATGGTCGGCCACTGCCTCGCCCTTGCGGGTGATGCGATGGCATAGCTGGCAGGTGAACAGGTCACGCACCCACACCCTCCAGCGCAGGCGCTTCCATCGGGCCGAGCCGTACCACACACGCCACGGTTCTGCGCCATAGCGGTACTGGTTGCGCTGCTGCTCATCGCCACCGGCATAGCCAAGGCGAGGTGCAAGCGTTGAGAGTTGGGGTTTCAGGTTCTGCATACAACAAAGCCCGGCACTGGCCGGGCTGGTGGGTGGGTTTCGCAGTTCCCCACTTAAGCGCTTATGCTCTCAGATGGTTACCGATGTCAACCCTACGGTGCATGTAGCCCCATATCCATGCCAGTTCATCCAAGGAAGCCCTCAGATTGTCTGCTGCGGTGAGCCTTTGCCGTTTCACGGGAAACATCTCTGGCAACGACTTGCCATAGCCACAAACAGCAACAAGCAGCATGTAGTTGCGCAACCCAAGCTGCTCCCGACAGCGCCTCATTTCCCGTCCTGCATCCACGACATCGTCGGGAATGGATGGCTGGCGACGGATATCGACATATTCGTGTAAGCCATTGCGGCGGATTTCATGCATGGTTTCCCATGCGTGGCAGAACTGTATGGCCGCACGAAACTGGTGATCGTTCAGAAGTTTGCGATGGCGCAGATTTATGATCGCCGATTCGCCGCGATTGACGAAAGCCCGCACCTTCCTGGGATTGCCGGCGCCTTCCGGATGATCGGTGGAAAAGAACGGGTTATCGACCTCGGTTTCGGCCAGTTCCAGCTTGCGGTTCATCCGACCAATATCACTCCGTTGAGCGCCACCGATACGCTGACACCGGGCGACGCCTGGATGTTGAGGTGGACGCTGTTGACCTCGGTCGGCAGCACTGGTTCAGCCGCTTCGGCAGCCGCCTGCAATGCGGCCAGGAAGTCGTAATGGATATCCGCGATCTTCTTTCCGTTCTTGCTGACGTCGTTGTTGATGATGGCCCTTGCCGCAACCGGATCGTTGATGTGGCTGGAGAAGTAGCGCTTGAGGGCTTTGCCCGTAAACCAGCCCTCGCTCATCCCGTAGAACATCACGTCGGCGCTGATTTTCGGATCGAGCGCCTTGACCGGATGCCACACCAAGTCGTCGTCGCCGGTCAGCCCGAGCTTGGTCGTGGCCTCGGCGTAGTTGTCCCTCCAGGTCAGTTGCACATCGCCGCGGCCATAGTAGGTCTGCCTAGTCTCGGGATCCGGCTTCCCGTAACTGTGGCCCTTGCCTTTCCCGATCTCCTCGATCGGCCACATGGTGCGCGCCGTCTCCCAGTAGGAGGTTGCAAAACAGTATGCCAACCAGCGCAGATCGTCCGACAGCGGGTGGTCTTCCCATTGGTCCAATTTGTAGTTCATGCCGTCGACTTGGCGCTGCTTCAGCGAACCGAACAGCGAATTGCGAACGGCATCGAAGAACACCTTGCGATCGAACATCGGCATCAGGTGGTATCCACCCACACGTCGTTGACGGCCGGCGATGAGGGCGCGCTGGACGCCACGGTCATCTTGGGGATTGCCGTCCAATTTCCGCTGGCGCGCGCATAGCGCTGGCCATCCGTAGGCGCCTCGCCGATCGGGCTTGAAACACTTGCCCCTTCGCGGGAAACGATGATACGCGCCGCACCGATTGCAGTGCCGCCAGCCCGCCAGGTGACAGGCATCGTCGCATACGTGCCGCTGTCGGTGTAGGCGGCGTTCAGTTCATAGAGCTGCCATTTGGATGCGTCGTCGCGATCCTGGAAATAGAACGTGTCGCCAACCTTCACCCGCTGCGCAAAGTAGGTCTTGATGTCGACGCCTTCGTAATTCGTGTAGTTGATCCAGATGGTGGTGACGGCTGATGGCGTCGCGTTGTTGGCACGCACCGTGCCAGACGATGGCGGCGCCGATGTCGTGGCGTTGAGCATGTATTCATGCACTGCCGATGAAGTGAACGCCACCACCTCGACCCAGCCGCCATCGCGGCGGGCGTATTGTTTGGTGTCAACCGGTGCATCGGGAAATGTGACGCCGGCTGGTCCTGTCGCACCCGTCGCTCCGGTCGGCCCTGTCGGCCCGGTTGCACCGGTATCGCCCTTCGGTCCTGTCGCGCCGTTATTGCCGGGAATGCCCTGAATGCCTTGCGGCCCGGTTGCGCCGTCATCACCATCCGCTCCAGCCGGTCCTGTTGGTCCTGGTGCGCCATCGGCTCCAGCGGGACCAGGTGCGCCATCCGTTCCATCCGTTCCAGCGGGTCCAGGATCGCCCTGCGGCCCTTCCGGCCCTATTTCGCCGGGAGTGCCTGCTGGTCCCTGCGGCCCTGCTGGTCCGGGCGGGCCTTGTGTGCCGTCGCCCTCGCCGCTCGAGGAAGCGCCGCCGCCGCCGCCGGGACTGAATGCTTCCCACTTGCGATTGCGCCGCGCATACAGCGTCCCGTCCTTCGGCACGTCCGCCACCAGCGGCTTGCCCTTGACGGTGAGCTTGCCGGCAACATCGTCGAACACCAGGTCTTCCGAACCGGCGAGACGGCTGCCGCCGTCCCATACCGCGACCTGGCCGATCTGGCCCTTGCCGTCCACCGCGCGCTTTTTCAGGATCTGGTCCATATCAAAACCCGTTGTCGTCTAACCCCGTCCAGTCAGGTGCATGCTTGCGCGACCTCCTGGCGCCGGACCTCTCCAACGGCTCGGCGCCAGCTTTGGCTTTCGAGTTCCGTTCTTGCTGCGGCGGGTGCTCGGTATGATCGTGCGGCTTGACCAACCACCACAGCGCATCCCAGAACCATTTCACTTCGCCCCCACCTTCGACAGCGTGATGCGCTCCTTGCGGTTGGCGAGCGCGGTCTGGTTGCCGGGAAGGTGCGGCTTGCGCTTGAGCGGGACTGTTGCCGGCTTCTTGCTCATGGCGTGTCGTCTTCGTCCTCCGCATGTTCGGCCGCTTCCGCTTCGGCGCCCTCGCTGGTGAGCTGGGTGGTGTGCGCCTGAAGCGCCGCAATGACGTCGACCAGCGAAACGCCGGCTTCACGTGCGGCGTCGGTCAGTTCCTGTAGTTCCTGTTCGAAGTCCATGGTGTGGCCTCTCCTGTCCTGGAAATAGCTGATCCAATACGCGGCTAAACCTAACACCAATGCGCCGGCCGGCATAATGAGCAGCGCAAGCCAGATCACACGCCACACATGCCTTCGCATTCGTTCAAAAACAGGTTGAGCTGGCCGCGATCTTCGGCCGTCGACAGATCAACCTGGTCGAGCGGCTTCAGCGACCGGTGCATGTATTGCTCGCCGCGAAAGCCGGGCTGCAAGCGGATCGCCCGATCGACCTCGACCGCGTCAGCGAACTCTTCCGGCGTAAGAGCGCGCCACTGTTCGTCGCTATGGTACGGGCATCCGATGCAGGACGACTTCGGCGGCGTTGGATAGCGGCGCGATTCCATCCATTCAAGGCACTGCCGCCGACTGATCCAGCGATCGATCAGCGGCCAGCGGTTGGTGATGTACTGCACCCGGCTGTCCTTCATGCGGTAGGCTTCATCGGACGAAATGCCGATCCACAATTCGCAGCCGCTTTTTGGCCTCCCACCGAGCAGTTCAACGACCTTCCGCTGGATCGGTCTCAGCTTGTATTCCTTGGTGCATTGACGCAGCCCCATGCCCTTTTTGCCGCGTGGTGAGATGCTGTACCACGGCACGGCAGCTACACGGCTGGCTGTATTGCCGCGAGCCATCGCATCGGCGCGCAAATCGCCGGCCGAGACGACATGCACCGGAAACGGCAGCATTTCACGAAGCGCATTGAGGTGATCGTAGACGGCCTTCGGCTCCCAGCCCGTGTCGGCGAAGATCGCACAGTCGGGCATCGGCGTGATCTCGCCATGCGCGGCCATGAGCGCCATGGTGGTCGACTGCACGCCAGCCCCCAGCGAGATCACCGTGAGCTTGGTCATTGCTCGCCGCGCATGATCTCGAGCCGGCGTTCCATGTCGGCCAGCCTTGCCATGTCGCGCTCGTGCACATGGTCGAGCTTGACCAGTTCGTCGCGGATCGCGGCACGCTGCCGGCGCCATGCAGTATCAATCTCGATCGCCTTGTTGCGCACCATGCTCAAGACGCTGGCGGCCTTGTCGACATAGGCGCGCACTTCGTCGCGATCGGTGCGGTGCGCTTCGAGGTTGGCGAGCGATGCGGCCATTGAGCGGGCTGGTTCGGTCATGCTGGTTTCCTTCTGGGTTTGCGTTCACGTTCGGCGAGGATCCGCGCCTTTGCCTTCAGCGCCTTTTTGAGCGCCGGGCTTATCTTCAGCGGCTCGCTTAGGTGCGGCAGTTTTGCGCGCACCGCGGCGATGTCTTCCGGGCTGAGTTCCATTGCCGGGTTTGGCGGTTTTGCCATTGGGGTAAACTTTCGCGAGCAGTGTCGACGGTGGCGGCCACGGCTTGTCCGGAGGTGGTGCCCCACCTTTCGCAATAGGTGGCTGCGGCGAGCGGCCCTCAAGGCCGAGCGAGCCAGCAGACGCCGGTGCGCTTCCATTTCCGGTTGTGCTCGCGTGGAAGCTAGGCGCTAAGGAAGAAAGGTTATTATTACTATCTAGATTCTGGTCGCGATCGCGCGCGTGAGGGCGCGCACGCGTAGTATTCGTTGACTTTTTTGGTGTTCCAGAGGGGTAGCTACTAGGGTAGCTACTAGGGTAGCTACTAGGGTAGCTACTACCCTCCAACAAGTTAAATTCCTTGTCGGCGCGGCCGTTGTGCAGGTTGCCCTCGCTGTCTGTGGATAGCTTGTGGATATCTATCAGCCGTTGCACCCGCTTGGCGGCGTCCGGTGCCTTCTGGCAACGCAGCAGCAGATGCCGCAGCACATAGGGATCATTCGGCACCTTGCCGCCCTGGTCATAGATGAAGGCCAGCAGCCGGATATAGTCGCCGGTTTCGCCTGGCGTCATGAAGCGCGTGCCGTCCAGGAAGTTGCTGGGATAGAACTTGAACCAGCTGCCCGCGCGCGTCATGCGGCGATCCTCGCCTTGCACGCGCCCCAGAACCGCAGGATGGCCACCGCCTCGTTGAACGAGCGCGCCACCGCGCAGGTGCAGCACTCCTTTCCGCCATTGCGCTCGAAGAAAGCCTGTTGCGCCCCAGTCAGCGGCTGCTTTGCCCACTTCAGCTCAAGGAAATAGGAAAGCCCGGTCGGCGACAGGAACTGCAGGTCCGGCACGCCCGGCTTGGCGCCCATGCGCTTGAGCAATGCGCCGGTTTTCTCGGTGCGGAACTCGCCGTTGGGTATGGCGAAAAACTCCCAGCCCGGTGATAGCCCACCCTTATCGAGCAGGTCGCACAGCGCGATCTGCATGCGGCGCTCGGCATGCACGCGCGGCGGCGGCTTCAGCAGATCGATCTGGCGCCAGGTGGTCAATGGCCATTCCCCTCCTTGCGGCGGGTTGGGTCCGGCCGCGGTTGACGTATCGAGTCAAAGGAAGGGAACGGGCATTGCCGGACGGGAGGTAGGCACCGTCCGACAACCCGTCAGCTGCAACCGGACTCAATACATGACGGCAGCAGCAGCGACACATGTTCGGGCTAACGCAATGCTGGCCCCGCGCCGCCCGTGTGGCGCGTCGGCCCGAATGCACTAAGTTAAGCTGCGGAAGCAGGTGTCAGTGCGACTTCAACAGGATAGAGATCGGGGCGAAGAATGTGTCGTGAGACGCCAGAGGCTTTTTCGATCGGGATCGCTTGGTCAGCCGGAATCATCCCTCGATACTTCCACGTGGTCACATGACTACGGGTCTTGCCAATCAACTCGGCAAGCTTCGTTTCGCCGCCCACAGCTTCACATGCTTTTGTGAGAGCTGCACGCCGTTCGGATCGAACCGCCGCCTGCTCATCCATGTCTCAAATACATACAAATGTAGGCTTCCAAGTCAACACCAATGTATGCGAAAAGCTGTCTACGTTAGTAGGCATGGCAACACTGGGCGACAGGGTCAGGGAAGAACGGGAGGCGCGAGGATGGAGTCTCCAGCGGCTTGCCAATGAAACATCGAAAATCGCACAGGAGAAGTGCCCCAGGGTAACAATCGAGAAGATCGAATCTCGTGGCTCGGGGTATTCGAAATGGGGCCGGCCGATAGCGCTGGCTCTCGGCGTCAATCCCCATTGGCTTGCGACTGGCGAGGGATCAAAGACTCTCGGGCGGAGCATCGATCGCAAGCTGCAGCTGCTACCGCCTGCCGACTATGACGAACTCTACAACCAGTTTGATACGCTTATTGAAGAGCGTCTGACACGCAAGCGCACCGGGACGTGACGATGGTGAACGCACGTTGTTGAGTGGCGAGCTAACTGTCGCGAGGCAGCGGCTGCATGGCTGCTTGCTGCAGTTGTTTGACATTGATTTTTTTCGTCGCCAGCAAGCGCAGGATGATTGCCACCATGCTCGGCACGCGATTTTCGGCCAATGCCCAGGAGCGCACGCTGCGCGGAGCGGCACTGATTAGGCGAGCAAAAGCCAGTTGCGATAGCTGCGCTTCGGCTAGGCCCTTACGGAATTCTTCAGCGTTCATCGTGACATAGAGCATATGCGAAATTCCTCGGCATCATACTAGGCATCGACAGCCTAATACACAGAAACCTTTCCCCGAGGTAAAGAGGCTTGACAAGTAGGCGCGGCGCGCCTATCCCGTTCGATCGGCTGGGCAGTTGTCCGATTGGATGGATGGACGCAGCCGAATGGAGGAAAGTCATGAGTGCCGAGTCTGTAACGAGTACCGTAGCGGAGCCGACTGCCGCCGTGTGGCAGCCGCAATTCAAGCTCGATCTGAAGACCGCAAGCGCGGAGCAATTCGCCAATCTGGTCGATCAGTTCGAGGAATGGCGCAAGACGCAGCCCGAGGACGACGCTGATATGCTGGCCGATGGCTGGCATCTCATCACGCCCGAAAAGGCCGAGCGTCTGCTTCTCCGCAATCCGGCAGGGGCGAACCGCAAAGTCAGCTTCGCCGCTGTCGTCTACTATGCTCTCCAGATGCTGGCCGACGATTGGCCGGAAACCGGGCAGGCGATCATCTTCGATATCTTGAAGCGTCTGCTCGATGGCCAGCACCGCTTGTGGGCGGGGTATCTGTCGGGCGTTCCGTTCTGGACGTATATCGTCAATCAGCGCAAGGCGATCCCCTCGGCCTTCGCTTATATCGACAACGTCAAGGCGCGCACGCCCAAGGATGCACTGGTCACGGCCGGACTCAATGGACTGTCCGGTCTGTCCACTCAGGTGGTCATCATGGCGCAGCATTATTTCAACGGCGCCTACACGCCCACCAAGAAGCACAAGATGCCAAAGATGTCGCCCAAGCAGGTGATCGACTATTTCGTGGCGCATCCGAACATCCGCCAGGCAGTCTATCTAATGGCCGGCGAACATGCCTCTGCATCCGCGATGATCTACCACAAGGATGTGGCTGCCTTCACGGCGGTCCTTATCCTTGATGCCCATAACGAGCTGACGCTCGATGACTTCATGGGCGAGGTCGGCGTCGAGGATGATACGCACTTCGCTGCCGGCAGCCCAATCGGCGCGCTCCAGCACTTGCTGAAGCAGGATCGGCTGGCCAAGGAGCCGATGACCAAACATCAGATCCTTGGACACGTCATCAAGGCGTTCAACTATTGGCATCTCGGCGAGCAGAAAAAGAAGATCACCCTGCCCGTCAGCGAGCCGTTCCCGAGCATCATCGCGCCCGAGCCAGAAGCTCAAGCCGCCTGATCGCGAAGGAAGGACGGGGGAGAGGGCGCGTCGGGAGTAGGGCGCGCCCTCTTTCATTTTCATCTAAGGGGAGTTTCCGAAAATGACCAGCAGATATAACGACCACCCGTTCGCCGCGATCTGGCCGCTGATGACCGACGATGCCCTTATCGCGCTCGCCGAGGACATCAAGGCCAACGGCCAGCACCTGCCGATCCTGCTCTACCAGGGGTCGATCCTTGACGGCCGCTGCCGCGACCGGGCATGCGGGATCGCCGGCGTCGAGCCGCGCTATGAACCGACAGCCGCAGCCAACGACGACGAGGCGCTAGACCTCGTCGTGTCGCTCAACGAGCATCGCCGCCATCTAAGCATGGAAGAACGCGCCTTTGCCGCAGCAAGACTGGCCAACATGAAGCAAGGCAGTCATTGGGCAAATAAGCGCAAAGAAGAAAAAGTAAAACGTTCATTTGAAAGTTTTACTTCTGAAAAACCGCAAAATCACAGTATCCAGGTTTATGATGCTGCGAAGCTTCTGGACGTGTCTGTCCCAGCTGTTGCCCGCGCCCGCGTCATCATCAAGCATGCGCCGGAACTCGAAAAGGATGTCGTCGCCGGGAACGCGTCACTTTCGGCAACAGCCGCGACCGTCCGCTCAAAGCGCAAGGCGAAGGCCGCCGCCAAGGCACCAGAGATTACGCCCTACCAGCGCGCACTCGGCAACTATGCACCCAAGGCAAAATTCCTGACCAGCGAGGAAGTCGATCCCGATTTCAAAGGTACGCCGCTGGAGTTCGCGACCAAGTACGGCCACGTCAATCTCAGCCCGGCCAGCGAGATCGAGCGCGAGGCGGCAACGAAACGTGCCGGCGACCTGATGACGTGGATGAAGCAATGCATCGGCTCGGCACCGGCCGAGGTCAGCGATGCCGACCTGCTCATCTGGATAACCGGCGACGGCAAGGAGCCGGGCCATCGGCGCGAGAAGCTAGAAAAGCGCTGGGCTGATTTTGAGGCTCTCTATTCGCGCCTTGCTGGCTTGCGCGCCAAGCTGGAGTCGCAGCTCACCGGCAAGCCGGTCGAGGTCAAGGGCGGCTAGTGTGAATCAGACTCAACTCTTGTGCCCTGCACAAATTGCTGTCTACGTTTGTATTTGACACGCATACGTCTGTAGGCACATATTAAAATTTCGTAAATCCCTTCAGCGCGAGTGTGTAATGTGTCCGCAGCTGAAAGTGCAGGGCGCACCGATTCAGTTCGCGCCACCCGTGTTCGCTGCCCAGCTCGAGGACTGGGTTGAGAGCGGGATCATGCCCGCCCAGGACCAGCCCAATAATCGGCTACTGCGCGCCATCCTCTTCAACGACCTCGCCCTCACCATCGCGTTGGCCAGTTCGCAGGACTGGGAGCTGATCCGCGAGACGCAGCGCTGGTTGTGGAACCACGCACCGGCCCAGAGCTATGGCGGCCGCCGGATTGTCACCACCTGGCAAGGCATGGGAGGACAGCAGTGAAGCGCTTTCCGACGCTGGCCGACCTGCGCGAGGAACTGGCGCGCGCCGAGCAGCAGTTCATGTGCGCCGAGTTCATCGACGACACCAACCGCATGATACGCGAGCGCGAAAGGTGGGCCATCGAGATCACACGGCTGCGCGCCGAGATCACCGCTCGCGATGAAGGCTGGTCGGGCATGTGGAAGATGTCGCTGTGACTATCGAGCGCCACCCCGTCACCGATCGGAAGTCCTGGCTGGCCATGCGCCGGGACTTCCTGACGGCAAGCGACGTGCCGGCGGTGGCCGGCGTCGATCCCTACAAGAGCGCGCTACGCGTCTATGCGGAAAAAACCGGGCTGGTGCCGGACGTCGTCGAGAACGCCGCCATGAAGCGCGGCCGGCTGTTCGAGGGCGCCGCGCTCGAATACCTGGCCGAGGAGCACCCGCGCTGGAAGATAGAGCGGCCGGCCATCTTCATCACCGACAACATCGATCGGCTCGGCTGCACGCCTGATGCTTATGCGAATGACGAGCACGGCCAGTTCATCAACTGCCAGGTCAAGACCATCAACCGCTACACGTTCGACAAGTGGAACGGCCATGCACCGCTCGGTTACCAGCTCCAGGTGGTCTGCGAAAACATGCTCACCGGCGCCGACCGCGGCATCCTGGCGGTGCTGGTGGTCAGCGCCTACGACGCCGAGCTGCAACTGTTCGACGTGCCGCGCCACGAAGCGGCCGAAGATCGCATCCGGCAGATCGCCCTCGAGTTCTGGGACAGGGTGGCCAGCGGCCGGCGCCCGGATCCCGATTACAACAAGGACGCCGACTTCATCGGGCGGCTGTTCCCGCCGCAGCCCGACAGCGCCACGCTGGACCTCACTGGCGACAATCGCATCGGAACCTTACTTGACAGCCTCGAGGCGGCGAAAGCCTCTGAGCGGGCCGCTGCGGCCGAGTGCAAGGCCCTCGAGGCCGAGATCATCGTCAAGCTGGACGGCGCCGAGGAAGCCATCTGCGACGGCTGGCGCATCACCCGCAAGCCGCGGCACGTCGCCGAGTATATGCGCAAGGCATCGACCAGCTATCCGATCCGCACCACCAGGACATCAGAGGAGCAAGCCGCATGACGGACAGCATCATCGTGGGCAGCTGGCGACTCGATGCGGGACCTTACCTAGTGGACCATAATGCTTTCGAGCTGGCCGAGCTGATGATCCGTGGCATTGACAGTCACCTGCCCGAAAAAGCGCGCGGCAAGGTAAGCCTGCTCCAATGCATCAGCTTCGTCCTGCTGGTCCGCGCAGTCGACAGCAAATACAAAAAGGAGCAAGCCGCATGACCGGCACCAGTCTTATCGCCACCATGGCCGCCGAACGCGGCATGGATCCCGTGCAGTTCGCCCGCACCCTGCGATCCACCGTCATGCCGTCCGACCACACCGACGAGCAGTTCGCCGCGTTCATGCTCGTCGCCCACAAATACGGCCTCGACCCGGTCACCCGCGAGATCTATGCCTATCCAGGGCGCAAGGGCGGCATCAATCCCGTGCTGTCGATCGACGGCTGGATCCACCTGGTGAACAGCCACCCGCAATGCGACGGCTTCGAGATCACCTATAACGAAGACGACGCCGGCAAGCTGATCTCGGCCACCTGCAGCATGTGGCGCCACGACCGCACCCACCCCGTCGTCGTCACCGAATATTTCAGCGAAACCTATCGCAACACCGATCCATGGAACCAGATGCCGCGCCGCATGCTGAGGCACAAGGCATTCAAGGAATGCGCCCGGCTGGCGTTCGGCTTTTCCGGCATCGTCGACGAAGACGATGCGCGCGACATGAAGCCTTTTCCCGCCCGAGAAAAAATTGCACAGGCACAGGCCGTCGACGATCTTGACGCGTTCGCGGCTGCTATCACATTGAATGCGGCCGACCTGTCTTCCCCCTCACCAGCGGCGGCCGAGCAAGGCGGTGGTGAAGGGCTTCAGCAAGCTTCAACCACCGCCGATCCCTTGTCTGCGGTATCGCCGGCGGTGGCCCCCCACACGTCCGGCGTAGGCAGCGGCGAGACCCTCGAGACCCCTCGCACCTCGTCGCTGCCGCCTGACGCGGCGCGCAAAGCCCTCATCGAATCGGCCATGCAGCTCGCCACCCGCCCCGGCTTCGAAACCGACGCGCGGCTGGACATGCTTGATGAGCTGCGGAGGGACGCCGGCAATCTTTCGGGGTTGCCGGCCGACCTCATCAAGGACGTGGTCTCGACCGCCGTCAAGGTGGTGCGCAAGGAGCTGACGCCGAAGGCCGCCCTGAAATACCTGGAGAGCGCGCCATGACAACGCTCGCACCAAAGCCCGGCTTTGACTGGAACCATGTCTCGTGGGGCAAGCCGGATTCGCCGCCGACCGTGATCTGCTCGTACTGCTCGGGCGGGCTGCCGGATGTGCCGCTCATGCTGTGGAAAGACGACGGCGGATGTGCGCAGTTCTGTGAAAAGTGCGCGACCAAATGGTGGGGCGTTCAGCGATGATGGTCCGGCCCGCTCCTGCCATGCGCTTCGTGGCGGTGTTCTGCACATCGTTCACCGTGGCGCTGGCCGCCTGGTTCGCGCTGGCGTGGTGGTTGTTCGGAGGCTGACGATGAAGGATAAGCCGATCGGCATCGGCACTGACGTCTTCCTCGCCAAGAGCGGCGTCTGGTGGGCCGTGCATCCCGTCCGGCGCAACCGTGTCTTTTCGCTGCACACCAAGGACGCCGTGAAGGCGCGGGTGAAGTATGCCGAGATCGTCGACAACTATGCCAGGGCAATGAAGGAATAATCCATGTCCCTGAAGCCTGACCCCAAATCCTACCCGCCGCTCGGCATGTCGCGCGAGGACGCGGCCCACTATATCGGCATCGGCCCGACCCTGTTCGACGAGATGGTCAGGGACCGGCGCATGCCGCGGCCGAAGTGCGTCAACAACCGCAAGGTATGGGATCAGGAAGCTCTGCGCCTCGCGTTCAAGGCGCTGCCCGGCGACGAGGAAAATACGCTCGACGCGCTGTTCGCCGAGGGTGCCAGGCGGCGTGGATAATCGGGCGGCAGAGTTGGATAACCGGGCGGTACGATGCGGGAACAAGATGGATAACCGGCCTCGCAAGTCTTTGATTTTTGTACTGGCATGCCTCAACATGATACAAAGTCAAGGCCCCTATCATTTCAAAGGCTTACGAGGCATTTATCCACACCCCTTGTACAATGATTTATCCATAGGCACGGTCAAGACGCCTTGCGGTCGAAGAAGTTCACATGACCCTGGTGCGGCAGGTCGCTGAAAGCCATGTCCAGCTCGACCCGATCCCACACGACGCGACCATCGATCTGGCGCGGTTTCGGCATGCGCTTGTCGACGATCATCTCATCGAACTTGGTGGTGCTGACGCCGATGTAGCGCGCAGCCATTTCGCGGCTCATGCCGCGGGGCGGATAGGCAATAGCATCTGGCTTCAGCGTCATCGGTTTCCGTTTCCCTGTTTCGGCACCAGCCGCAGCATGCCCTGCGAGGACATCCGGACCTGCGAGGCCTCGCGCGAATATAGCTCGGCGTGGGCGATCGCATCGTGGCCGAGGATGTCCATCAACTGCCGGGTCGAGGCACCGGACTCGGCCAGCATGACGCCGAGCGTCTTGCGCAGACCGTGCAGGACATAGCCGCGCGGCAGCCCGGCCTGCGTCGTCCACCGCTTCATCGACTCGCTGAGCGAGCGCTCGGCATATGGCTCGCCGGTCTGCTTGGTCAGGATGGTGCCATTGCCGCGACGCAGCGGCGCCAGCGCCTCGGCCAGCATCGGCGTCAGCGGCACGAACAGGGTCTTGCCGCCGCCCTTGCGGTTGCGGCCCTTGTGCTGGGTGAACTCGAAGCCCTGCACCCGCTCCTGCACGCCGTCAGCATTGATGACCTTCTTCCATCCGAGCTGGCTCCATGTGACGCGCGCGACATCGCTGCGACGGTCGCCAAGCCATAGCGCCAGCGCATAGGCGGTACGCGCCTGCGTGCCTGGCACCCAGTAGCCCTCGAATTGCTCGCGCACCTCCAGTGGCCAGGCCTTGTGGCCGTTCGTGCTCGCCTTGACCGGGATGTCGGTGCAGGGGTTATGGTCGATCCAGTCCTCGTCCATCGCCGCCACGATCATCTTCTTCAGCACCGTCATCAGGCGGCGCGCCTTGAACGGCTGCCGGACGTGCTTGCCGAGAATCGCCTTGATGTGCTTGCGGCGAACCTCCGAGATTTCGATCGCGCCCCAGCGGCTGCCTGGAACATCCGCGACCAGCGAGTCGAGGAACTCCTCGGCCTCGGTCTGGTAGCCGGCCTTGGTGCTGAAATTGTCGAGGATGTCCCATTCGCCGGATCGCTTGACCAGCCGCCATGCGGCATCGAAGGACTTGGGGACCACGGCACCGGGCAATCCAACGACCTCGGCCTTGAAGGAAGAGGGGTCAAATCGCCGCCCCTCGATCGCCGCCTGATAGGCCGCATCAAACAGTTTGGTATGCGGCTCGCCGGGCAGATAGATCGCCTTGCCGGCCTTGCGGAAACGCCAGCGGACGGTGCCGGCGAGGTCGGTGATCGACGAGACGCCGGGATAGTCGGATAGCTTAGCCATTAGAGTTGCCCCCTCGCAGGATCGTCAGGCAGCGGTTGCCAGAGCGTCGGGATCGCGCCGCTCCTGCTTGCGAAATGGTGGCCGCTCCAATGGGCAAAGTCGATGAATTCAGTTGGCGCTGGCGAGAACGCTGGGCGCTCGATGCACCACGCCAAGAACCGCGTGCCGTCCCTTGGAGCCGTGTCCATGTCTCGCCACGCTTCCATCAGAACGGCGAGTCCAGTAGAGCCGCCGGGATAATCAGGATGCTTCACGGATGCGCTCCCTTGTGGCCTCGAGGGCGATCAGCAGCAGCTCCGGATAACGGAAGCCGTTGCCCTGCTCGATGTATTCCAGCGTGCGCCGGGGAACGCCGATCTGCTCAGCGGCCACCCTGGCCGGCACCTTCCCACGCCAGGCTTTCACCTGGCGCGCGAGTTCGGTTGCATCCATGGACGGCCTCCTTAGCCCAGAAACAGTTTGGCGAGCGCGGCGCCGGCACCCAGCAGGGCAGCAGCGGCCAAGGCGGCGGCAGATACGATCTGCCACGGCATCCACCGGACCTCGGCCTGCAGCTTGTTGATCTCTGCCTGCAGTTTCAGGGTGCGGGCGATCTGCTCGTCGGCCTCGAGCGCGGTCATGGCTTGCGCTCCAGTGCGGTGATGCGTTGGCCTTGCGCATCGACGATCATGCGCAGCCCTTCGACGCGGCCATCGGTGCCGCGCATCATGTGGAAGCCGCCGTCGATCTCGGATCGCATGGCCGACAACTGTTCCTCGACACGGATCAGCCGCTCGTTCATATCTGCGCGCAATGCACGCAATTCGCGCAGCACGATGTTTTCAGGTTCGGCAGTCATAGCAGGATCACCTTCCAGAGAACGCCAACGGTCAGCGCGATGTTGGCGCCGACCATCCATTTGAGCAGCGTCAGGTTGAGCAGCATCAGGTCGGCATCGGCCTTGGTCCGCCGGATTTGATAGCCGGCGACCTCCTCGGCTGCCTTGCGGGCGTCGTCATCGGTTGCACCGGCGCTGATCAGCGCCTGATGCAATGAGCCAGACATGAGGGCCATCAGAATCGCCTCCACGCGTCGACCTCGATCCAGCCGGATTTTTCGCAGGCATCATTTGCCCTATAGGCATCGTGGCTTTTGCTGCTGTCCACGATGTCAGTGGCAAAAGTTCGCGCGCCTTTTAGACAGGACCATTGCATGTAGCGATCCCGTGCGGCGACGCCGCCGGCTGTGATGATGATGGCGCAGGTAGACGCGATGAGTATCTTCATTTTCATTACCCCAATGGACCGGCAACCATTGCCGCCCCGCACCGTCCATATACGTGCAGCACGTATCCATGTCAACGGAAAATACTGATCGTCAGTAATTATTCGGGCAACAAAAAAAGGGAGGAGCCGAAGCCCCTCCCAATCATCGATAGCCCGCTGGGCTGCGCGGGACTATCGGCTAGCAGCCCCGCCAGCGCGCGCGAGACGCTGGCCGGTGATTTCCCCGTCCGAACGGCTGACGCGCGTCCTAGGGCCGTTTCTGTGGCGTCTAGCCGGCACCTGACGTGATGATGTGGATCGTCGGGATGCCGAGCAGCAGCGCGACCAGCATGTAAAGGCCGATCAGCGCGACCACGATGATGAAGCCGCGCCTTACCTGCTCCGGCACGGCGAGCTGCATCCACGAGCAGAACCACACGATGATCGCACCTATCAGCAGCAGGATCGCGATGACGATCGCGATGTTGATTACTCCAAGCAGCACACCAGTCAGGGTCATGGCTGTTTTTCCTTCTTCTCGATCCGCATCAGGATCTCTTTCATGACCGCGATGTCCGACCTGAACTCGCCCAGCGTTCCCTCAAGCTGGCGGCGCAGCGTAATGGCGTCACTTGCGATCTTCTCAAGCGCCTGCATCCGCTGCTCGAGCTGGTCGGTCTTGCTGTCGTTCTGCTCGAGGCCGATCGTCAGCTGCGCCACGCTGGCGCTGTTGCGATCGGTGTCCCTCTGGATGGCGGAAAGCGTATAACCCCATGCGATCAGCACGCCGCCGATGCCGGCCAGCGTGGCGATGGTCTGGAGGTTGAGCTGCCACTTGCCGGCCGGTTGCTCGCTCATCCCGCGTGGCCATTCACACCCAGGCGCTGCCGTTCCACACCTTGGCCGGCTTGGTGACCCATGCCGAGCCCGACCAAACCTTGACCGGCTTGATCACCCAGGCGCTGCCATTCCACACCTTGGCGCGGCCGGCAGGAGCGGCAACATGCTGCGCCATGAAATTGGCTACGATGGCGTTGCGGGTCGCCAGCGCGGGGACTGTCGACCACGTCGCTATCTCGAAAAACTTGATGTTTCCTTTGATGGTCTGTCCCGCGATTTGCAGCCCGCCGCTCACGCTCGACGTGTTGCCGGATGCAACAGAAGTCTCTGTTCCGCCGTTGACGCGCACATAGAGATTGCCGCCCTCGTGCCGCCACTCCGCGACATACGGTGTCGCCGTCGTGATCGGCGTAAACAACGCTGCGTCGGCATTCCCGTCCCAGTTAAAGGCTCCAAGAATATTGGGGCTTTTCATAAAGAGGCCGATATAGCCAGCGCCGTCCGAGAATACGGGATTGTTGTCGTATATGCTTGAAGCGGACGAAGTGATGGCGTCGGCAATGAACGAGACGACAACGTAGCCGCTACTGGCGGTTATAAAATTGCTTAGGCTACCGCTCGCTAAATCGAAAGAGTCGTTGGACCCGTCGAAATCGGCACAGGTGCGGCTATTCGGCCCTGCCGTCGTCACAACCGGCTGAAAGGTAGTGTTTGTTTGGCGTAAATGCCGCGCACTGCCGGTCTGTTCGGTCACCTGATTGACCCCGGTCGCCGTCGTGTAGCGCGTCCCGCCCACGAACGAAGTCAGCAGGTCGCGGTACATCGACCACGCGCCGGTCGCGGAAGTGCCGTCGAGGATCAGGGCCATCTAGATCTTCCTCATGTCGTGTCGATCCAGACATCATTGGTGGCGGGCGATGACGGCGCCGACGAGGCCACCGTAATCTTGGCTGACACGCGCGCGTTGACTGTCGTCTGCACAAAGGCGCTGGTCGCAATCGAAGTGTCGTTATCGCCCGTGCTTGGCGTTGGTGCCTTGGGATCGCCGGTAAGAGTGGGGCTCGCCAAGACCAACCCCAGGATATCGGAGAGCTGCGCCTTGTAGGACGCGAATGCACCGCCGCCGGCGTCGCGGATGAAATGAATCCAGTCGGCAACGAGCGGCCCGCCGCCGACTGTGCTGCGTGCTGAAAGTTTCATCGCGTCAGTCCTCAAAACTCTTGGTTAAGCCGTCCTCGAATTCATAAGCGCCACCGTCCTCGAACGTGAAGGAGGAGGCCAACAGCACATGCGCCCGCCAGGCCTGCAGCGACTCCAGCCCGTCGCGTTCCGACGAGACCACGATATAGCCTTCGCTCTCGCCGGCGAAGTCGGCCACATCGACATTGTAGGACGTCCCGGCAATACCGGTATAGGCATGCAGGACGGCGCCGGCGGTGTCGGTCAGCGTGACCGTCGTCGTCTGGCCGGCCTCCGGTGTCACGTCGCCGTCGTCCCATGCCTTGATGATCGCGGTCTCGGTCTCGCGGTTGCGGCGCGCCCAGGTCACCGGAATCGGATCCACGCCGACGCAATCGATGGCGCCGGCAAACCCGGCATCGGAATTGACCATCACGTCGGCCGGCCGCAGCGGCAAATGCGGGCGCGCCGTCATCACCGCGCTCGATACCGGCGCCGAGCTTTCAGCCAGCGTGCCGCGCGAGGTCGTCGGCAGCACCTTGTAATTGACCGTCTCGGCGACTGAGCGGATGGTATCGTCGGAGAACGCCATGTCGCCGTCGACGAACCACACCGGCGTCCCCGCCGGCCAGGCGCGCGGCACCGTGTCGAGCACGCCGCGCTTGAATGTCCAGCCGCCGACGCCAAGATCGGACACCAGGCAGATCTCGCTGACTGTCTCATCGGCGCCCTCGATCAGCATCAGCCCGCCAACCACCGGCCCGTTGCCTTGCGTGCGATCGGGAAACGACAGGATCGTCGTCTCGACCTCTGCAGCGATCGCGGCGGCCAGCGTGGCGCGGCTGGCGATGGTCCTGGTGCCGAAGTTGGCATAGCCGATGACCCCGGCCGCGTTGGTCTCCTGGCCGAGCAGTTCGAAGGTCTGCGTATCCTGGCCGGCTTCTGCGGCAAGCACGCCAGCGAACACCTCCGGATAGTCGACGCCGGCCACGATCGATGCGTCGATCAGATTGGTCACCAGGTAGTAGGGTAGCGTAACGATCTCGGTATGGTCGGCAGCCGACGGCGACTCGGACGTGTCGACCCACAGGCTTTCGGGCGGTTCGCTGTAGTCGGCCAACGCCAGCGAAAAGACATCCTCCATCAGCGATGTCCGCACCGTCGAGTCGCCGGGCTTGCCGTAGTCGACCGGGCCGACCCGCATGACGATCGAATCGATGCCATCTTCCGGACTGTTGAGCACGCAGCAATCGCCGGGCAGCAGATCCCAGGCACTGCGATTGACCTCGATGTCGCACTTGGCCAAGGGCGTCGATGCCGAACGCAGATCGCGATGCGCCAGCCACGCCGCCAGATCGGAACGGCGCACGCCGTAATAGTTGCGGCCGTCCGAAATCACGCCGCCCTGCGCCTCGATGTTGGCGAGGTCCTGGGCGACGACTGTTTCCTCCTCCTCGTTGTCGGGATTGGTCCAGGTCACCACGATCTCGTTGATCGTCTCGCCCCACAGCTTTCGCGAGAAGGCGGTCACCACGGAATTGTCCGGCGTGAACACCGGCAGCGACGGGATCGAATAGTCATTGCGGATGAGCTTCAAGGTGAGCAGGCCTGTCCGCGGATTGACGAACAGCGTCGCCTCGATGTGGTCCAGCACCTCCGAGATGAAATCCTCGATGCTCGCCTGCTGCGTCCAGATCATAGACAGGCCGAACCGCTCGTTGAAGAGCGTCAGGCCGGCGGCTTCGAATGCGCCGATGTCGATGGCGCTCGACGGCGCGCCCATGCCCCAGTTCGGATTGGTCAGGCACTCGTAAATGATGTGGGCGGGGTTGGAATCGAAGGGACCGAGCGGCGGAAGGAACCAGAATACCGAGGGCTGGGAACCAACGTTAACAGCCATGAAGACGCCGGCATGCTTCTTGTTGACGCCCGTCTGATCATAGTTGTTGGTCTTGTTTACAAAATTGGAGGTCGGGATATCGATCGTGTAGGCCGTTCCCAGAGTTGCGACATCGATGAAATGCAATTTTGGCGGCGGCCCGCTCTCATGGAGCACGATCTGTCCGCCGCCGAGGTCCAGCCTTTTGCAGGCCATGCCGGCGATCAGCCCGAGATCATCCGGCAGCCCGGTTCGCGATCGCTTCAGCACGCTCAGATCGGAACTGTAGATAAGCAGATCGCCATTGCCGCAGACGATGATGACCTCGTCCGTGTTTTCGTAATAATGGATGATCCGGACGGTGCGGGAACCGATCCCCGCCGGCGGCATGAGCACTTCATCGAAATAGTCGGGCGGCCCTAATCCCCACTCCACTCTGAACACTTCGTTCGTCGAGACGGCATTCCGCGCATAGGCGTATTGCCGGCCCATCGAGATTTCCTCGCTGTCGGCGCCGCCGCCGGCGGCGGTCGCGACCAGCACCCAGTCATCAGCCGCACTGGACTTGCTGAGCAGCGCCCAGTTGTTGAATGCCTGCTGGCGCAGACAACCGAACAGGTGGCGGCTGTCGTCCGGCATGACGATGTCGTCACACACAAACCCAAAGTTGTAGAGATAGGCCCCTACCGCTGGCGGCACATCGATCGTGTGCACATCGGTCAATGTGGCGGCGTCACGGAATTCAAGGTAACAGTCGGTCGGCGGACCGATGAGCTGGACGATCTCCATGTCCTCGGTGATATGGACTCTGCCCAGCAGTCCATCGAGGTTGGCTGGCGTGAACTCGCGATGCTCTCCCGATGGCAGGGTTATGACCGTGCAGGCGCCGCCGTCGGCCACCCCGACGGACGCCTTGACGCAATAATCGCCATTGGTATCCCAAACATAGGTTGAACCACCGGCGAAGCTGCCGAGAACGCCCAGGTCGAGACCCGGCTGGGTCGTGACGGTTATCGAGCGATAAATGCGGGCATGGATCGCGTTGAGATCCGTGGACGCCCGCGCCACCCCGACCCAGACGCCGGGCAGGTAGGGCGAGTTCGCCCGCCAGTAGAAGCCGGGCAGGTTGCGCGCGCCAGGTCCGGAAAAGAAGATCGAGGCGATGCCGCGATAGGCCGGCATGGTCGCCGAGGTGAGGCTGAACCTCGAGGCGAGGTTTTCCGGCATGACCTGGTTGGCCTCGCCAGGCAGCCAGGTGACGAGGCCGACAAGGCCGCCCTCCTTCTTCTCGCCGCCGAACAGGTCGGGCAGGCTCATGCCGAGCTGCGTCAGGCCGGTCAGCTGCGCCGGCCAATCAGCCGGCCACGCCCGTTTCTCGTCGATGATCAGATTGGACATGTAGTCGACCGGCCCGGCGCAGACGCCGAAGTGGATCGACATGCCGTAGGCGACGATCTCCTGTTTCGGCTTCTTCTTACCCACGGCCGCGCTTCGCCCTCACGACCTCGACCGCCAGCGCATCGCCCGCCGCCAGGAATCTTTCCTCGGTAATGCCGTTCCTGATGAAGTCGCGAAAGTCGAGGCCATGCCGGCCGAACCAGTCGCGGGCGCCCGCCACGCAATGGCCGGCCTGCCGGACGTCGTCAATGGTGATGCGCGCGCTCATATCTTGACCTGGTATTTGACGTACTTCTTGTCGCCGTACCACAGGACGTTGAGGCCCTTGACCGTGACCGTGCCGAACACCACCGGCACCGGCTTGCCGCGCTCGGCGACCGGGTTGTCGAGGTCGGTCGTCTCAGGCGGCTTTTCCTTCTTCGGCTTTGGCGCGAGCAGGAAGGCGACGACCTGGAAGGCGATGGCCACCAGCAGCCAGATGAACCATGCCAAAACGTTCTCCCCTCAATAGTAGTTGTTGCGATAGCCGGTCGGATTGTTGAGCGGGATCCAGGGACAGCCGCCGTGGTTGAGGATGTTGCTGTGCAGGTACCGGCAGTCGTCCATCTGGTGATTGCAGCCGAGGATGATGTTGACCGGATCGCCGACATCGAGATCCCGCAGCAGCCCGCCGAGCGCCAGCGTGTTGCCGGAGACCGACAGGATCTTGCGCTTTTCGGTGCCGCCGTCATCGTTGGTCCATTCAACGATGCCCTCGCGGAAGCTGTCCGCGCTGAAAGCACCGTTCCAGCCGCTGCCGACCGTGATCGACGTGCCGGATTTCGACGCCACCGTGGACGTTCTCGTCGCATGCGCGCGATCGGCCTTGCATTCGTCCCCATACAAAACATGCGGGCAGCCGAGCTGATAGTTGCGGCGCAGTCCAGGCCGGCGCAGCGACGACGACACCGGCTCGCAGGACACCACGCACTCGTCGCCCTCGCGGCCGACCGACAGCACCCGGCCGGACCACACCACCAGGAACTCGGGCGTCGGCGTGTCGGTCAGATGGCCCTGGCGGATGATCAGCGTCACCGGCACGGTCGGCGGATAGACGCGGAACTTTTCCGCGAACTCGATGTCGCGCGGCATCCGCACGGCGATCGTGGTGCGATCGAGCGTGCCTGACGAGACGATGGCGTCGCGCATGGCCGGCACCGGATCGTAGGTGACGCCGGCGTGAACGATGTTCTGGTCGGCGTCGGTGATGGTGAACTGCGCCAGCGGTGCGGTGTCATAGATGAACTGGTAGAGCGTGACCGGCGTTGCCTTCTGCCGGCTTTCCTCGAGCGGCGCGAAGGCCATCTATTCCACCGCCAGGGTTTCGATCATCTGCATGGACAGCTTGATGCGCGCCACGTCCTCGCGCGGCCACGAGCACGTCATGATGTCGGACGCCATCCGCCACAGCGGCAGCCAGGATACCCGCTCTATTGCCGGCAGCGCGACATCCTGGCCCCAGGCGGCGCCGACCGTGATCACCGAATTGCCGCCCGACGAGCCGATCGACGTGACGGCGCGGGTGATCCATGTGCGGTCCGTCTTGCGCACCGCCACAGCCTTGTAGACGGTGCTGGGATCGAACGTCGCATCGGTCGCCGTGCCTTGCACGACAATCGTCGTTCCCGCCGCCGTGATGCCGCTGACCGGCACCAGATCCTTTTGCCAGGTCGGCATGTAGAACTCATGCTGGCGTCCCATCATGCGATCGAAGAACTGGCGCAGCCGGTCGGCATGATCGAAGTCGCAGGCGGTGTATTGCGCCTCCCACATGCGCGTCGAGAAAGCGACCGGAAAGAAACGTCGGACCCGGCCGAAGCCATAGTCGATCGCCGCG